CATAGCAACACAGTTACACTGACAGGTGTTCAAGCAACAGGCACTGTTAATGCACTTGAAGAAAAGCCCACTGAAGTATTAAACAGTGTAAGTGCTACAGGCGCAGTTGGCGATAACTTTACGTTTAGCAATACACATGCACTAACAGGCGTACAAGGCACAACAGCACTGGGAACAATTACAAAAACTGCTGTAGTATTTAATTTCCAAGCTGTAGCAAATCAATATAGTCGTGCTAGAACAGTTAAAATATCAAGAGCAGCATAATGTCTACTGCCGCAGAAAGAACAGTTGATATACCATTTGAAAGTAGGAAAGTGTATATTCCTCGTGGTACAACTCCAAGTGACAGAATGGTGCTTATTGAGTTTGAAAATAGAAAAGTGTATGTAGAAAGACAAACAACGTCTGCTGAACGCACTGTGTATGTAACGGAGTTATATTAATGTCATATCGTTGGCCTGTCAAAGACCCAGATGAGACGCTTGATTATAGTGTAGATTGGTCACGTTTTCTTGACTCTGCAACAATTAGTTCAGTTGCATGGTTTGTGCAAACAGATGAGATTGGTAAAACTGCACTTGCATCTGGGCAAGACTTAACAACTGCATCAGGTGGTACAGTTACGGACAGTATTCAAAATATATCACAATCTAATACAACAACTGTAGCTACTATTAATATAGGAAGTGGTGTAACAAATAGAGAATACACATTTACTTGCCGTATGACAGATAGCACAGGCAGTACAGCAGAACGCACTATTAAAATTGCAATTAGAGAGAAATAAATGGCATATAACTTTCTAGGTTTAGTGAATGAAGTCAATCGCCGTTTAAATGAGGTTGAACTTACGTCAGCTAATTTTAGTACAGCTACTGGTTTTTATGCTCATGCCAAAGATGCTATCAATGCTTCTTTACGCTATATTAATCAGTCAGAGTATGAATGGCCTTTTAATCATGTAGAGCAAGAAGATACACTTACAGCTGGTGTATCTCGCTATCCTTTTCCTGCTGATTGTAAAGTAATTGACTTTGACACTTTTCGTATTAAAGAAAATAGTACACTTGGAAATGCTACAGTAAAACTTCCTACACTTGCATATGAAGAGTATCTTGAAAAACACGTAGAACAAGAATACTCATCTGATACAAACGGTCAAGGTGTTCCAAGTAGAGTTGTGCATACACCTTCTCTTGAATACATTATGACTCCTGCACCAGATAAAGCATATTCATTAGTATATGAATATTATCGTATACCAGTTGACCTTGAATTGTATGATGACGTTCCAGTTATTCCAGAACGATTTAAACATGTAGTTACTGATGGTGCTATGCATTATGCTTATCTTTTCCGTGGAAATACGCAAGACTCATTGGTAGCAAAAGAAAAGTTTGAAGAAGGCATTAAGCATATGCGTTCAATGATTATTAATCGTTACCACTATGTGCGTTCTTACATGATTCCACAAAACACTGGTGGCGGTGGTAGGATTGGTTTTGCTAGACTGCCTTTAGGATAATATTATGGTAGATAGATGGCAAACTTATCCTGTAGAGTTTCGTGGTGGTCTGATAACAAATTTAAGCCCTTTACAGCAAGGGGTTAACGCACCGGGTTCTGCACGTATTCTTCGTAACTTTGAACCTTCTATTGAAGGTGGTTACAGAAGGATTGAAGGATATGATAAGTATGATAGCAATTTAATACCACCATATGGTGCGCCAGTTGTACATGGTGGTAGTCAAACTGGTACAACACTTGTAATTGGTAATATACATACCACACCAGAAGATGGTGACACTCTTACAATTAGTGGCGTAACTGGTACATATACAATAGCATCAGCTGGTGTTACATTTGATGGTACGAATAATCGTGCTACACTAACACTGACTACAAGTTTAGATTCTAGTCCAGCAAATGCAGCAAGTGTAACATTTACAAGTACGACATCTAACTATTTAGCATTAGGTGTAGCAAGCTGGGAAGACCAAGCTATTGTAGCAAAAAATGATGACGTTTTTTCTACAACAGGTAGCGGTTATACACATATAAATGTACCTAATTATGGTACGGTACTAGTAGATGGTGGCAGTCAAACAGGCACAAGTCTTATTGTAGACGGTTTAACTAGTGCGCCACAAGCAGGTGATGTATTTAAAATTGCAGGTGTTGACCTTGTATATACAGTAACTGCTGACGCAACGGTAACTTCAGGTAGTGCTACACTAACAATAGACCCAGCACTTGACAGCAGCCCAGCAGATGATGCAGCACTTACATTTTTATCTACTAGCCGTGAAGGTGCTGTAAAAACAAGATTTGCAAAATATAACTTGACAGGAACTGAAAAAGTTGCTATAGTAGATGGAACAAATGCTCCAGCTTTATATGACGGTTCAACATTTACAGTATTAAATAGCGCACCTACAGATGTTATAGGTGCTACACACGTAGTAGAGTTTAAGAAAGCACTATTTTTCGGTAAAGGAACTACACTTACATTTACCTCACCTTATGCTGATGATTCATTTTCTGTAGCTAATGGTTCTGGAACAATAGATGTAGGCGGTGTAATTACTGGATTGTTTGTATTCAGACAGCAGTTAATTATCTTTACTGAGAGACACATTCAACAGCTTCTTGGTAATACTGTAGCAGATTTTAATTTACAACCAATTACGGAAGACATTGGATGTATTGAAGGTGACACAATACAAGAAATTGGTGGCGACATTATATTTCTTGGTCCAGACGGTTTAAGACTGTTAAGTGCTACTGAACGAATTGGTGACTTTGGATTGGCGGCAATATCTAAACCAATTCAAAAAAACATGACAAACTTTATTGCTGCTAATACATCTTATACTAGCACAATAATTCGTGAAAAGTCACAATACAGATTACTTGGGTATAATAACAATATTAAACAAGAAAATGCTCAAGGTATCATTGCTACACAGTTTGCTGAACAAGGGGGTTCAGGAACAGGTTTTGCAGAGACACGTGGTATAAGAGCATATGTGGCTGACAGTAATTACAATGCCACAACTGAAGTAGTTTTCTTTGCTAATGATGATGGCTACTTGTATCAGATGGAGTCAGGCAACAGTTTTGATGGCAGCAATATTCAAACTACATTTGCCACACCTCATCTGCCAATTCAAGACCCACGTGTACGTAAGACATTTTATAAGTTGTTTTTGTATACTGACCCACAAGGAAGTGTAAACTTTGATGTTAGTTTGAAGTTAGACTTTGATGGGCAGGACGTTATACAACCAGCAACAATTAATTTTGCAAACACTACAGGTGTTGTAGGATTTTACGGTACAGGTACATATGGAACAATTTCGTATGGTAGTAAGTTGCAAAAACTTTTTGAAGGACAAATAATAGGTTCTGGGTTTGCTGTTTCATTTCAGTTTAGTTCAGACAATAGTGACCCACCATTCTCACTGGATGCATTAACAGTAGAATATGGTATAAACGACAGAAGGTAGGTTAAAATGGGTACAGGTTACACACGAGCAGACGTAGCTAACAATATAGCTGATGGGAATATTGTGAACGCATCTGACTTGGACAATGAGTATGATGCTATTGAAGCGGCATTCAACTCATCAACAGGTCACACGCACGATGGTACTTCAGCAGAAGGTGGACCAATTACAGTTGTTGGTCCAGTACAAGACCTTGTTGTAAGTGCGACTGAAGTTAAACCAAAGACGACAAATACACTTGACTTGGGTACATCAGCATTGCTCTACAAAGATGCGTACCTGCAAGGCAATATGTATTTCCGTGATACTGCACTTAAGATTGTATCAAGTGCAGATGGTCAACTTGATATTGATGCTGATGTTGAACTGGAACTTGTAGCCCCCACAGTTGACATTGATGCTTCTACCGCTGTAACCATCGACACTGCCACACTCACAATCACAGGCTCTGCTAACGTAGTTGGTGACCTAGACGTTGACAATATCAACATCAACGGTAACACCATTATCAGCACAGATACAAATGGCAACATTGCCCTGACACCTAACGGTACAGGTGAAGTTGACATCAGCAAGGTAGACATTGCTTCTGGTGAGATTGACGGTACAACCATCGGTGCAAACAGTGCTGCCGCAATCACTGGTACAACAATTACTGGTACATCCTTTGTGTCGTCAGGTGATATGACCTTTGGCGACAACGATAAGGCTATCTTTGGTGCTGGCTCTGACTTGCAGATTTATCACGATGGGTTAGCAAGTTACATTAAAGATGCTGGCACTGGACAGTTAAATATTAGCGGTTCTGCGGCTGTAAATATTCAAGATACAAGCGGCAATAATATGCTTCGTGGCGTAGAAGGCGCACAGGCGGCTTTGTTTTACGCTGGTTCTCAAAAAATGCAAACAACCTCTGGCGGCATTGACGTAACTGGCAGTGTGACGGCTGATGGGGTCAACAGCACTTGTGCGGCAGGTGATGGAAACCTTGCACTCCAAGCGTATCATCCAACATCTACATCAGCACGGGACATTGCAAAGTTTCAGTCTAATGTTGGTGGCACACAAGTTGACCAGATGGTAATTGGCTGTGATGGTAATGTTGATATTAACGGCACTGTGACGGCTGATGGGCTGGATGTAGACGGCGGCACGATTAAACTGGACGGCAATTATCCGACTGGTACTCGTGTTGTTGGTTTTGGCGACACAGCATTGGCTAATGTAGACGGTGCTGTTGCAAACATCACAGCCGTTGGTCACGCCGCGCTGAACTCCTTAACAACTGGCAACAACAATACCGCTATTGGCGACAGGGCTGGCACTGCTGTAAGCACAGGTGCTGATAATACATTTTTAGGGGCGGCTTCTGGCTTCCAAACAACAACTGCATCAAACAATACGGCTGTAGGTCACATTTCGTTGTATAGCAATACAACTGGTGCAAGTAATGTTGCGGTGGGAAATGACGCACTCTACGCAAACACCACTGCATCTAACAATACTGCTGTTGGTTTTCAGGCTGGGTATAGTAATACTACAGGAACTGACCTCACCCTTGTAGGTTATACGGCTGGATATAACAATACTACTGGTGCTTATAATACTTTTCTTGGGCGTACCGCTGGTTATTACACCACCACTGGTTCCGCTAATGTAGCTGTTGGCTATTGGGCATTATTAAACAATTCATCAGGTGGAAATAATACTGCTGTGGGTATGCAAGCACTATCAGCAAACACCACCGCCATAAACAACACCGCTGTGGGTCATCAGTCTCTGTATACAAACACCACAGGCACAGGCAATGCTGCTTTAGGTGCTTATGCACTTACCGCAAGCACCACTGCATCCAACAACACAGCGGTGGGATATTCAGCACTTGGCGCAAGCACCACTGGTGCAGAGAATACCGCTGTAGGTCGCACAGCACTTGGCACAAACACTACTGGCGGTTTCAATACTGCCGTTG